TGTAGGAGCAACCCAAGAAGATTCCAACTGTGGTCAACGCAGTAGTACCAACATCCTTCGCGATAGTACCATCTGCGGCGACCTTAACAAAATCACCATTAGAGATCTGTGTGCCATAAGTAGTAATAATCGGCAAATGTCTCGTTTTACTGGTGAATGACCCGGAAGCACTAAGAGTGCCGACAGGTCTTGCCCCGTAGGGGGACGCCGTAATAGCCATAATTACCTTTATCTAGTCGTGTCATGGCATCAGCGACCTTTGCCGCCGAATGCAACACGAGTTTTACGATCAGGCGCGAGAACAGGCATTCGTGGATCATTCTCACGCATGTAGTTGTTATCAACTGCTTGCATCTGCGATTCGGCGTGCTTCCTGTAATAAGCTCGCCTTTGTTCCACCAACTCATCTGGTGCCTTGCAGAGCAACAATCCACCGACCTCAATGCCACCCTTCGCGCCCCATTCCGACTTATGATCGCTCATGATCTGAAGTTCAGGGTGATCTTCGGCACGAACCGGCTCCCATCCTTCACGAAAGCGTTTTGACACGTTCGTGTTGTCTGGACTACCTACCATAGAGGTTCGTATCCACCTGAACACCCATCCGTCTTGTGGGTCTGGGTCTGGAAGTATGGAAGCGGGCTCCCAAGGTTGTGCCCGAATTTCATTTTCACGACTTTCGAGTTCTCTTGGTTCCCGTGAAGCGCGTTCTTCAGCCATTAGACCATCTCCTTCATTACCTGGGCCGCATATTGCTGAGGTGAAAGCCCCAAGCGTTTCGCGAGTCTGACTTGGGTCTCCGTCAACCTGACGGTGCGTGGCTTGGCTCCGCTATTTCTAGAAGCGGACGCTACCACGGATTTTCTTCGAGGGGGTGCGGTGTCAACAACCATCGTAGAACTGGTGCGCTGGCTATTACTACCGAATTGCGTAGGAAAGACTTCTTTCATACGAGAATCGATCAATTCATAGTATTGTTCAGACTCGGGGTCAATACCTTCGTCTGAAACCAACTTCTCGTGTACACCATAAGCAAAGCTGGTCATCTCCTTGTCAGTGCCAAACCAAGGATTGCGATCTTGCCACTCCATCGCCTTCCCATCCGGCTGAATCGGCTCTGGAATGTGCTGTTGTTGCTGGCTCGCAATCTGTCGGTCGTCCGCCATCACCTGCTGCTTCCAATTGTCGATGATTTTTTGCGAAACCGCAGGGGCATAGGCTTGGGCAAGCTGTGCGTCGGTCAATTGCTGCTGTGCAATGGTGATTTGCGAGCTATCACCCGATTCATGCGCTCTTTTGAAGTTTTCTTGGGCAATTGTGAGTGAAGCACTCGCCCTAGATTTGCTTTGCTCAGTCAGGGCGCTTTGAGAGTCCTGAACTAGCTTCAAAAGCCGCTGATTTTCAATCTGAATGTTCTGTGTGTAGCTGACGGCCTCATTTGCAAGGCGATCTGACGCTTCTTTGGCCCTACGCTCCTCGTGATACTCCCATTTCAGCTTTTTTATGCGTTTTTGAGCACGATTTCCCAATTGAGAGATTTCTTCGTCCGATGCAGCGCCCTCATCGTCGTCCACTGCCTCCGAAGAGGCTTTTTGGTCCCCTTCCGGGCGGTCATCCACGACTTCAACGCTGATTTCATCACCATCAGCACTCGTATCTGTGTCCGCAGGGGTCTCAATCGTGGTTCTGACACCTAAAAACTTGTCTTCTTCGCTCATCCTTCCGATTTCGTCAGCCATTATGCTCTTTCCACCCCTCTGGGATCTTCTACGACCGCCTCTACGGTGTCGTCGTTGATTAAACGGAATTCCTTGCCATGAATCTTTAGTCTAGTGCCACTAAATGCCCGGAAGACTACCCAGTCACCTACCTGACAATACGGTCCATTGGGAAACCTACCATAATTGACGTAAGCATCCGGCCCCATGGACATCACCCACCCTACAACGGTGGCGATGGCCTCCTCACGTTGGGACTCAGCCGATTTAATGATGCCACTTTCGGTGGTTTCTTCTACCTCTGGGAGTGCAATTAGAAGTTTGTAGCCCTTTGGCTCCGGTAATTGCGATGCATAGTTTAGTTTTATGTCCCCAACGTCTTTTTTGGACGATACCATCTCGTCCAAGACTTCTTTTGCGAGTGTAGCCATAACGACTCCTCGTTGAATTATTGCGCTCCGAACGAGCGTTGCGTCCTACTAACTAAAACTCCCTGAGTCTATCTTCGATCTCTATAACCTCCCGTTCTGCCCACGCCAGTCCTTCGATGATGCCGCACATCTTACGGTAATCTTCTATATTTTTTGCTGAACCGATAGAAACCAAATCTGCTACTTCATTCATCTGATCTCTTAATTTCTTTTTAAGCAACGATAAAGCGTCGTCACTCATCCTTATTTTTCTCAGACATCTTCAAGCCAAGCTTAACGCCTTCGATCTCCTGTTCAGAGTCGAATCTTTCCTGCTCTAACCTGGCCTTCACGCCGTCAACCTCCTGTTCAGCGTCAAACTTTTCCTGCTCCAATCCGAGTTTCATTCCCTCAATCTCTTTCTCAGAATTAAACTGTTCTTGATCCATCTGAGATTTGAGCAACATTTCCTGGCGATCTTGTTCCAGCGCGGCAGCATCGGAGCGTTCCTTGGATGCGATCTTCTCGCGTTCAAGCTGCTGCTTCCCCTGACCCACCTGCTGTGTGACCGCAAGCTTCTGCTGCTCCAACTGTGACTTGGCCTGGTCTGCCTGCGCTCGACGCTGGACATCCTCCCGCCTGATCTCCAACTCTTTTTCACGCTGCTGCACAATGGGATCTTTTTGCGTCTGCGCGTCTTTCTCCGCTTTTGCCTTAGCTTGCTTCTTGCCCAGCATCTGGTCAGCCGCATCGGCAACCAATGCACTAAGCCGCTTTTCTACATCCTGGGGCAATGGCTGGTCCGTTGGGGGAAGCGGAACACCAAGCTCTTCTTCGATTTGACCACGGAAGACAAATGCTAAATGTTCGCGGACATGGGCATCTAGAGCAGAACTGATGGCACTCCCCATCTTATTGTTCTGCATTTGCTCCTTAATCTGCGGATCATTCTTGAGTACCATATGCACTCTTATGTGTGCCTCATGGTCTTGGTACTCAAATGCCTTCACGGGCTTCATCGTAAGAACATTTTCATTCTCACTAACTGGATCTGCGGGACGGGCTTCATCCGGCTTGGGAACGATTTTGTCCGCATTCGGGATGCCAATCAAATCCATCATTTCACGATGGAGAAGCGGCATATCATACAAACCAGGCGATTGCTGTGCCAATTGCATAGCCGCTTGATATTGCATGATTCGTTGGGCCATCGTTGACGCATTGGGGTCTGAAACGGGAATAACGTCGATACGATCATCAAAATCTTGGACCTTGATCCCCTCGCCCTCTTCAGTTTCATAGGGATAATCCGGTGATGTGTAGTCACGGATGACCCCAACTAGAATTTTATATTCTTGCTTAAGGCTCGCATGAATACGAGCCTGGATAGCAGACTGCACTTTCATCGCTCTTTCAAGGATGGCAAGTGTCGTACCGACAGGTGCATCCTGATTCATATCTGCTACTTTGAAATCAGCCATTGACGCAAAGCGTCGGCCTTCCTCCACGATGTTACCCAACAATTGGTATAGGACCGAAGAGGGTTCCTTGTAAGGAAGGAAAGTGATGTTGTCCCTAATGACACCGCCCGGCACATCGACATCCCTAAACTCTCCGGGCATGATGGGAGTGTCATCGCCCTTGATCCTTAGCCCACGAGTCTTCAGTCCCCCAGGTAAATTGGACAAGGTGCCCGCATCAACAAGTTGACGCAGCAAGCTTGTAGCCGATTTAGCCAAGCCACCGATCATGTGGATCAACCCAAGATTGTAGAATCCAATGCCGGGAACATATCCATAATGGACGAAATGCTGCTTCTTTATCCTATGCTCATCGTCTTCAGACCAATTTCTGTAAATTGATAGAATCGTGGAACTGCTTTTGTCGATGGTAATAACGTAAGGCAGTGCTACCCCATCTGGGTCTTCAAACCCCGGTATATCTATATCGCAGTGCATTTCAAGAAGTTGGTGACGCTCACTGCTATCCGCCGAAGGACTAACCCCACCTATCTCGTTGAACTTACTTGTGATCGGATTCTCTTCGATATGTGAAGTAGTGAGTTCCACATCACGATAAAAGCCACTGACTTGGAGTTTTCTAACCTGATTAGTGCTACGGTTCATTACATGAGTATAGCGTTCCGCTTGCTCTAGTTCAGACTCGTTATACGCTACGACAAAATCCTCAGCCGGAACGAACATCGAAGTCGGTCTGCCCAACGAAGGATCGAAATAGATTTTGCGGAACGCTGAACCGGCAAGTGGCAGGCTGAACAATAGCTTTTCGGTTTCAGACCGATATTCAGTCATCACCTCAATAAGCTGATAATTCATATAGTCCTGAACACGCTGCGCTTGCTTCTCGCGATCATCAGTGAGGACACCCCAGATATGTGTTTTGACCGGCCCCTTGGCTGGCATGATCTCTTGGATCGTCTGTGCCTGGAACCGTACAACGGCTTCGGAGAGCATTGGATGGAACACACCGCAAGCTCCAGCCCACGGAGTGGTACGGTCCTCAATTTCCAAGCCTAGCTGGTCAAGTCCCTCTTTGTACGTTGTCTCCCAGTCTGAACGACTGCTCTTGTCGGAATCAAACATCGATATGCATTCTATCGCCAATGTACGAAGATCTTTGTCTTCAACGTGTTCAGCGAGGTTGGAATCAAATTCTTCGGTTCCGCCACCCATGAGATCTGCCATGGGGTCAAAGTCAATTTCGACACCGCCATCTTCTAATTCGGTAAGCATGGAGTCACCGATAGGCATCTCCTCTTCTGCTACGAAGAGTCCTTCTGGACCCATCTCGAAATCGTCTTGGTCAAGTAACCCATTGAGTGGTTTATCGATTGCCATCTAGAATCTCCATGATGTAAAATCAATAATAGTCTGCTTTACGTCCCGGCAGCAACTCATCCATCGGGTAGTCGCTATGGAGACTTATGAAGCCGCCCTGTCTGAACCTGATCAATGCCTGTGTCGCGGAATCGACTAGATCATCATGATCGCCAAACGGAAAGGACGCAAATTGCTCCATCACCTCTTCAGCCCAACGGGTCTTAGGCGCATAAACGTGCCCACTAAAAAACAAGTCGGATACCGCGTTTACTCTGGCAACTTTGTCCTTGCCCCTGCTGGGCGTGAATTCCGCAACAGGAATGCCCATCCTGCGAAGTTCAAAGATCAGCGGGCTACCCGCTGCCTTCGCCTCCACGATAAAAGCATCAGGCTCGTATTCTTTGTACATCTCATACGCACGAACCTTTAGGTCTGGAAACTCCAAACGTTCTTGTAGCGCATCTAGGAGAACAATCTTGGCCTGACCATCCTCCGTGTAAAAAACGCCCCACGTTGTGCAAGCACTATAATCGGCAGTCTCCTTCGCTAGAAACGCCGTGTCCCACGACTGGATCACAAACTCGCATTTCGGTGGATCTTTCTCCGTCCATTCCTTCCACCACTCCCGTTTGATGATCGCGCCTTCTTCGGAAGTAGGATCTTGCTGATACTGGGCACTCCACTTCGGGACCGGGAGTTCCGCCTTGAGAGATTCAAGTTGCTCTAACGGCCAGAATCCGGGCCACAACGGTTTGCCGCTAGGAAGAATCGCAGGTAGTTCGATGATCTCCCACTCGTCTGCGCCACCCCTCTGGATGGAAGCCTTGAGAATCTGACCCGTTAGATCTTTCTTCGACCAACGAGTCATCACCAAACAAATTGCGCCACCAGGCTGTAGACGCTGACGCGGGCCGGAAGTGTACCACTCATAGGTTTTGTTGTAGACATTGGGATCGTTCAACGCCGCTTCCTGCTCAGAATGCGGGTCATCGACAATCAAGATGTCCGCGCCCTTACCAGTGACAGCACCACCAACCCCGATAGCAAAGTAATCGCCACCCTTGTTCGTGTTCCAGCGTCCCGCAGCCTTTGAGTCCGCACTCAACGCAACGCCAGGAAACATCGTCGCATATTCAGAAGAACCCACGAGGTTACGAACCTTGCGCCCAAAGCCAACAGCTAGTTCCGCAGTGTGAGCAGTCTGAATCACCTTGCGATCAGGAAACTTCCCTAGATACCAGGCAGGAAACAGATGCGAAGCGAATTCGGACTTGGTGTGGCGTGGAGGCATGTTGATGATTAAACGCTTCAACTCACCACTCGCGATACGATTGAACGCATCCGCCATCACACGATGATGATTGCCCTCTATGAACGCAGGCCAAGCCTCTTTCACGAATGCCAAGAAATCGCCGCTTGCCTCTTCCCTGATGCGAGCATTCGATAACTCGTCTAGCAGGTCGAGAATCTCTCGCTGTCTCTCAGCAGGCAATGAACCGATCTGGCTCTGTATCGTGGTAATGTCCATTTTCAAAAATTATATAAAAATTTTACGCAGGAAAAGGGGGGGGCCTAATTCTGAGAAAATATCCCCCGCCCACTCTCCTATACTAGTACTAGTATATACCAGCTAGATTAACCCAGACCAGATATATACCAAACTCAAAAAACCTAGATTATACCAGCTAGATAGAATCTAGCCGACAGGAAAATAAAAACGGTCTTGAAATTGTGAGATAGGACACGCAAAACCGTCTTATTAGATTCTGGGGTTACGGCGCGAAAAAAGGGGGGGTCGGGGGTACGGGGTCTGGCGTCTAAGCTGCTGTTGCGACTAGCCTACGGGGTGGCTCCCGTTTGGCGACTAGCCTACGGGGGAGTGGACCTTTCCCAGTAGGTTAACGACGGAAACGGTCCGTTCTCCCTTGGTAGCAACTTAGACGCAATGGTAACTCGTGGCGTGACTAAGATGAGGGGGAACCGCTTATAACATGAGGGGCAAACGGACGCCCCAAAAGGCCCGAATAAACCCCGAAGATATGGCTACCGCAGCTTAACATCGGGAGACCGCAGCTTATAACTACCCGAACAAACGCCGTATACTCCTGCGTCTAACCTGAGGGCGAAGGCTCAGGTTGGCTTACCTGCGCCATTTAAAACGTAGGAGCGACGTGGGCCCCATGGGCAGGCCTAGTGGTCACCGAAAGGCCCCGGGCCGCTTAGAACGCAAGCTAGACCCCTTCAGTGGCAAAGTAGTAGCGCAAGAATATATCGGGTGCTATCACCTCCGAGATGGACCCCAAGATGGACCCCGAGATGGACCCCGAGATGGACCCTTGCGTCATCTATCCGTATGTGTTCAATTACTTGTGTCCTCTATGGGCGGCGCAACTGGCCGTTGGTGGGGCGGACGATACTGGCCAAGGTGTCAGAACAGCGTTCGCAGGGACGAACTACCTAGTGGGCCGGATTCTCCTTTATTTCACGAAATATAAGGAGAATCAAATGGCTACTAAAACTGAAACTAAACCTAGCCAAGAAGCTAAGGCTAAGGCTAAGTTCGTCGCTGTGCTCGCGGCTATTGGCGAGCATCTATCCCCATTGGCCGAGCCATTGTTTCGGCTCTGTATTGCCAAAGGGAGGGCGGCTAAGGTCGAAGGTTCGTGGAACGCTGAGGTACTCTCTCTCGTTTCGTGGGCCCTCACAGAAGGCGTCCCAATGGGAGCCATATACACTGTGATGGAGGAGACCCTAGCGACGGCGGTTAGTAGACTGGGAGTAGATGAAGGGTTGGGGGCGGAGGAGTTGGTTGCACTCCGTTTACTGGCTGACAATCGAATTTCCCAGATGAACGGCCCGCTCTATTGTGTTGCTATCGTGTCCAAGTTGGAAAGTGCCGCCAGTATCTTGACGGTAGCTAATTCCGACGAGGCGACGTGGAGTAAGGTCAAAGGGTTTGTTTCCGATAGGGTGGAAGCTCTGGCGTTTGATCCATCAAGAGGATCGAAGAAATGCCATTACACTCCGAAGGGAACTGACCATGCTGTATCTTTTACGGTCGCACAAGCTACCGAAACGAGAGATCAGCACGCTGCCGCAATAGAGAAGGCGGACGCTATAAAGGCGAAGAATTCTAGAACTTGGAGTGCTGTCAAAAGACAGTTCCGAGCCGAGAATCCCGCCGGTATGGTGGACGGTAGGACTCAGCAGGATCGAGACCAAGCGGCACTAACATTAGGCCGCAAGGTTATGGCTACATTCTCGAATGAGGAAATAGCCAAAATCGGTTAGTACTTCGTGAGAGTCCGGCCCACTAGGTTAGAGGTCCAGGGAGGGTCAGGGTCAAACCTGACCCTCCCTTTTGTTTTTTTCTTTTGTTTTTTTGTGGCCCTGACTGGCCAGTCAGTCAGTCAGTCAGTCAGGTATCTTTCACGAAAGATGCCAGACAGTAAGTAGGCCAAAGGTTTTCTGTGGGTGCTATCAGTCGAATAGTATACCCAACTTCTCAGTCAATTCATCTTCGATTTGACTGGGCGTGCGGTTCTCTACTACGACGGTAGTGCTACTGTCGAATAGGCCCGCACCTTTACCTAGCAACTCAAGTGCCCGAACACGGGTCGAAGCGTTGTTGTCTAGGTCGAGTGCTTCTTCTTTGAGACGTTCAAGTATCCAAGCCTGACGGGTATGTTCATGTGCTTTGGTTGCTGTCGAGTTGTTTGCTTTCAGCGAGTCAACTTGAGTTTTAATATGCTCTTGCTTCATGAGTTTGTGTCCTTCAATGCTGATCGCGTTGTTGGACATATTCTTAGCGTTGTAGGCCAGGCGATAGGAAGCGGTATAGTTTTTCCCTTCGGCCACGAAGCCTGCGAACGCTGATTGTTTCGGTGTTAGGGGAAGTCCCTTAGCCTTAGAAGTATTCATAGCGGTATCCTATTCCTTCCCAAGTGGAGGTGACGATGCGCTCCAACATAGTGCCGGAGAAGCTGGCACTAATCAATCCCA